CCAATATCAAAATCTTCCGGGGGTATAGTTGGCGGGGGCTACTCACAAAAGCCCTCATTCTACCGCCTACGGGCAGTGATTATCGGATTGTAAGCGGTAATGCGCAGGAAATCATAGCAGACCTATTAGAAGACGTTTTAGGTGGCTTTTTCAAGGTTCCTGATGACGCAGAAGCGGTCACAATCAGCAACTATCAATTCCCACTATATGTAAATATGGCAGACGGTATCGAAGGAATGTTGGAATCCGTTGGATATCGTTTGGATATCTTTGCAAAGAAGCTCGTCCAAGGCGGTGCGGTACAGGTATTCTGCCAAGCAGTGAAAGCCGAGACAGTTCAAGGCTCGTTCAATGGGGATTCTGCATTGCCTTTGATTTACGAAGAAAACAAGATGGGAATCAACCATTTACTGTGTGCAGGACAAGGCGAACTTCAAAATCGAATGAAGGTAGACCTTTATTTAGACGAGAACGGCGGTATTTCCGAAACACAACACTACACAGGGTTTGATGAACGAACAGAGTTCTATGATTACTCTAGTGCAGAGAGCCGAGAAGATTTGGTTGACTCTGGAACGAAACGCCTTAAGGAGTTGGCAAATTCAAAGATATTGTCTGTGCAATCTGCAGAAAACTTGGATTATACAATCGGGGATTTGGTAACTGCTATCTTCCCGGATGGCACACAGATAGTCAGCCCGATTGTAAAAAAGATATTTAATATTAGCGGTGGCATTTTAACAACTCAAATTTCAGTCAAAGGAGAACAATAATGGCAACCTTAATCAATGGAAACGGAAATCATGCGGTATATGCTGCGCAGGACGCCGATTGGTTTGGAGCCTTAACCGGCAATCAAACAGTAATTATGAACGTAAACCAAAACCTTGCTTATGAGTTATTGGATAATAACACTCTCCTGATCAAGAGCGGTGTATTAGTAACCAAAGAAGGTCGCAGGGTTCAGATTGACGTAGGAGACACAGAGGAAATCATCATTCCCACAGGTACGCAGAACGTCAATCGGTTCTATATCTGTGGTTTTAAATTGGAAACAGACGGCGAAGGTGTTCAAACTGCTACTACTTTTATAGAGCAGATGGGAAGCTCTACCGAGACAATCACAGAAGAGACCTTCAAAGATGGCGCAAATACCATTTACGTTTCTTTGTATCGAATTTATCAGCAGGGAATCACAATCTCCTCTGTTACACCTTTAAAGGACACCGTAAGCATTCCAACAACCAAGGCCTTTAACATTAAAGACCTGATTGACATCATCCACCCAATAGGCAAAATCCTAATGACAGATGATTCACGAAATCCTGCAGAGTATTATCCAGGCACTACTTGGGTGGCTTGGGGCAGTGGTCGAGTTCCTGTAGGTGTCAACACTTCGGATTCAGACTTTAATTCCGTAAACAAAACTGGCGGTGCTAAATCATATACATTATCCGTAAATCAGATGCCAGCCCATAACCATAATTTGAGTTACAGTGGATATACAAGCACAGTAAATGCAGTACATTCACATGGGGTAAGTCAAATAAATGATGGATACACAGACCTTAGTGGAAGTCATACTCATAGAGTTAAGGCAGAAAAATCTGGGGCTTCTGGTAGTGCCCGTGCTATTGTAAGTGGTTCGGGTACAGACTATTATTCTGCTGTTGCGTATGGTGGAGACCATCAACACGGAGTAATCATTCCGGCACACAGTACAAACTATACTGATTTACCGCATTCACATGCTGTATCGATTAACAAAGATACCAATAGCAAAGGTGGAGGACAAGCATTTAGCCTTGTTCAGCCATACATTACTTGTTATATGTGGAAGAGAACCGCATAGGAAGGAGATAGAATATGCTAACTTTAATCAATGGAGACGGTAATCCGAGAGTAACCGCTGCGCAGGACGCTGATTGGTACGGTTCCCTCACAGGCGAAAAGACCTGCATTATGCCGGCCAACGATAAATTCTCTGCAACCGTAGCAGACGCAAATACAATCGAGATTAGTTCTGGAGTTTTAATCACAAAGGAAGGTCGAAGAGTACAGATTGACGCAGAGACGATTGAGGAAATCATCATTCCAACAGGAACCCAAGGCTCTGACACATATTACATCATAGGCTTTCATTTGTATATCGACGAGAGCGGTCAGCAGGTAGCTGAAACATTCGTTGAGACAATGGAGAACGAGAGCGATACGATTACGGAAACGACCTTCCGAGAGGGTTCTACATCCATCTATATTTCATTGTATCGAGTAAAGCGTAGTGGATTGACTTTGGAATCCGTAACTAGAATCTGCCCTATGTATGAGTTAAGCGCTGACGAGATTGTTTATGGAAACACAAACGTAGGAGCAAAGCTCACGCAGATAAATAGTGATTTAACTTGGAAACTTGCCGGAAGGGCTACAGGAAATGAAACAATCAATATTCCGACTTCTTTTCGTGAACTTCATGTCGTTGTTAAATGTCCTTCTGGTAATTATGAACCAGTCTATGTAATTGACCATTTAATAAATAGAATTGAATTTGATAATCTGCCCGTAAGTACTAATACTTGGCTCGTTGGTGGTGGTGCTGTTTCGGAAACTAACAATTTCAGAGCAATTACATTAATTAATGCCGAGCATACAAAAATAAATACAGGAAGTGTAGATGTAAATAGTCAGGATTATTTACAATATACAATTACTGAACTTTATTATCGTTAAAATTAAATCACTATTTAAATGGATAAAAAATAAGAGGATAGAGCGAAAATCTATCCTCTTTTTAATTGGCGTCGGCGAGTCACTGCCAAGCACCCAAAGAAATATGCACCTACATTGTATCACAGGAAAGGAGAAAAAAAATGGCAATATTGATAGGAAGTGCACGACACGACGAGAACGGAAACCTCACAGGCGGAAAAGTCGGAGATCAGAAGCAGAAAATCGCCTCTGATGGATTAGACCATTCCGGCGAAGTGTCTGTGCAGAATTTTTATGTTCATAAGAAGGGTTGGGTTATTCTCCGAGCAAAGGATGGAAACCTTGCAAACGCATTAGCCTTTTGTATGGCGGTCGCTTGCAATAACAAAAACGTTGGCTATAATCAGGCACAGAACACAAAAATTCTCAAAGATGGTATTACATCAGAAATCCCTACAAACAGTGATTGTTCGAAGTTGGTAGAGGCTTGTATTGAACAATGCGGACATAAAGTTTCTAGTTTCACTACTGCAAATGAAGCGGATGTGTTAGTTAAGAGCGGACTCTTTGAGAAAAAGACCTACTCAAAGCAAAGCGACCTCTACAACGGAGATATCCTTGTTACAAAGACCAAAGGTCACACAGTTATTGTGTTATCAGGTGCAAAGGCTCGCACAGTAAAAGAGCAGAACCCCTACGCAGAACCCACCAACACCTTAAAGAAAGGCTCCAAAGGTAACGGAGTTAAGTGGTTGCAGTGGGAACTGAACGAGTCAGGAGCGAACCTTACCATAGACGGAGACTTCTGGAATAACACCTTGACCGCCCTCAAAGCCTATCAGAGCGGACACGGATTGACCGTAGACGGTATCTGCGGAGCCAAGACAAGGGCTTCACTCAAAGCGGTATAAGAGCCCAGTGCTTTTATATAAATTCCTTTCTTGCCCCTTGGGAGAAATCCCTTGGGGCTATTTTTTTACACATTGTGTAATCTTATCACATTATTTATTATAGGAAACTCTTTTTCACTTTTCCCCACAATCCCCTTACAAGGTTGAAACCATCCACCTAGATTGTGGCTAAAATTTCCACTTTATCTTCAAATCGTGGTTGGGTAGCAGGGTAATCTCTTCGATTAGCGAACCTAGGAAGGCTCTTTGGGTTGGTAAATCGGATTCCCGCACAGTGTCGATAGTAGACAATGCCTTCCTGACCTCGTATTCGTCCATTCTAGCCCCTTTAGACTTCTCAATGGTAATTTGTTCGAGTAACTGTTCTTTTTGTGAATTTAGGGCGTTTAACTGCGTTGTAAGAATATCGAGAGGAACGTCTTCCAATGAATACAACTCAACCAACTTGGCAATCTGCTTTTCAATCTTCTCGATTTTCTTTTCTAGTGGTTTGGTGTTGGGTTTGGAAGTGTGCTTTACCTCATCATAGTCTAATTCCTCTAATACGTTCCAAATCGTCTCCTCAAGGTCGTCTTTTCTCCATATCTTATTAGAGCACTTCTTCGCTGCACGCATTGTACCGTGTGCCATTCTCGTATAACATTCATAATACTCGTAGTGGCGTTTGGTTCCGTCTTTGTTCTTTTGTGAGGAATGATGGTAGCAGGCTCTTGCACCACAGGAACACTTCAAAAATCCCGTCAGAAGGTGTCTTTCCTTTAGTGAAGGGAAGTTCCGCTTCACGTCTCGTTCGTGGATGATGGCTTGCACCTTGTCAAAAGTCTCCTGATCAATAATCGGCTCGTGGTGTCCGTCATAGTATTTCCCGCAGTATTTAATCTTCCCGATATAGACTTGATTTTCAAGGATAACTCTTACCACGTTAGCACCCGAGAAGTGGTATTTATCATTTATGGAAGTAAAAGAGTGCCCGTCGAGTAACATCTGGAACATATCTCTGACAATCGGGGCTTTTTCCTCGTCTATTCTTAAGTGTTTCTCTCCGGGTATATATTTGTACCCGGTCGGCACTCCTGAACCACCACGCCACCTTCCTTTTTCTGCTGACGCAATTCTTCCCATCATCATTCGTTCGTTTATCTGCTGACGCTCCAATTCTGCAAAGGCTCCCATCATAGAGAGCATTAACTTACCCACGGGCGTAGAGGTGTCGAAGTTCTCCGTTATAGAGTTGAAGTTTTTGAACACGTCCTCGATAAGATACAGAATATCTCTTTGGTTTCGACCTAACCTGTCCAATTTATAGACCAACACAGTGTCGAACTCGTCGGCTCTTTTGATTAACTCCTGCAGGGCGGGGCGCTCCATATTACTTCCCGACCATCCGGCGTCTACAAACTCCTCATAATCCGTCCAACCCTTTGCCTCACAGTAAGCCTCTAGGCGTTTCTTCTGTTCGTCCACGGAGTTTCCTTTTTCGAATTGAACTAGTGTCGATACCTGACACGCACATAAAGGGCTACTTTATTGTGCATTATCATCACTTCCTTTCTAAATTTGTACTGTTTTTTGAAAAAACGATACATTTTGTATCGAATTTTAGTTTTGATTTAGCTTTTCTGCATAAGCAAGCAACCGATTTATCATCTTTTTGGTTTCAGAGTCGCTCCTTCGATATGATTCTATTATCAGCTTTTCGTCATCCGTAACAGTAAAATCCACTCCATCAATATTTTTTCGCCTTTCTTAATAATTCAGAGTATTTCAAGAGCCTTCCAACAACGTTCTTCGTGTCTTCATCTGCTTTTCGGTAGCATTCAATCAAAAACTTTTCGTCAGAAGAATAGAAATCTGTTGGTGGACTAGCTTTGAACAGTTCTTCCAGAGTGCAACCGAAAATTTTTACCATTTTAATTGATTGCTCCATGCTTGGCTCTGTTCTATCCATTTCCCAAGACGAAATTGTTGCGCCTGATACATTGAGCATTTTCCCCAAGTCTGCCTGTGATAGGTGGGAAATAGAGCGAAAATATTTAATATTGTTCTCCATACGTTTACTCCTCTCTCTACAATATTTTAAATGCCAATAACAAAAAATTCAACAAAATCTAAAAATAAATGTTGACATTCAACAAAATGTTGTATATATTGATTAAGGGTGCTACAGAACGTAGAGAAAGGAGATAATTAAAAATGCACGATTTAACAATTAAACAGATTCGACTTGCAAAGGAGATATCTATCCAACAGATGGCTGAACGTCTAAACGTACATCCCAATACTTACGCTAGTTGGGAAAAAGAGCCACTCACAATCTCAATCGGTAATGCCTTTAAGATTGCGGACATTTTCGGAATGTCTGTGGATGATATTTTTTTATCTGCAAACTCAACAAAATGTTGAGATTGAAGTCGAGCAGAACAACAAAAACTAAAAACTATGCGTCTAGGGGGTGGTTTATTTGATTTATCACGAAAGAGCAGACGGAACAGTAACAACAACAATGAAAGGTGTTAAGGCACCAACAGAAGCAACTAGGATATTGGAAAGGGGAAAAAATGGAAACACTTATCTTGATGATCGGGGCAGGAATCTTCTT